TACAGGAATTGCTGAAAAAATAGTATCTGCAAGGGAAAGAACTTTAAGCGGAAAACTTCAAAAATTAAAAGCTACTGGCACCACTTTGGCCAAATCTTTTGGTGAGGCATTATTACCAGTGATTTCCCCTTTGGCAGATCTATTCGGAAAATTGGCCAACAAATTAAATAATTTGAGCCCACAAACGAAAACATTCATTGCTATTATCGGGGGTATTGTTGCCGCTGTGGGGCCGTTGCTGGTCGCTTTAGGCGGAATTATGACATTTATGGCGCCAATTATGGCACAAATTACAGCAGCAGGAGGAGTGCTGGCACTACTTAGCAACCCAATAGGTTGGATCATCGCAGGAATTGGGGCTTTAGTGGCCATCATCACCTATATGAGCACACATGTCAACTCTAAATTGACCAAAACTATGGCATTGTTTTTTCCTTTCGCAGGGGTAGTGACTTGGGTGATAAGTAGGTGGCAACGTTTATTACCCTTCTTTAAATTGTTATTTTTAGTTTTAGGGGCAATGTTCAAAACATTCGGAGCTATTTTGACCCCTATTCTGACCCCAATTATAGATCTGCTATCGTTTTTGGGGGATTTAATTTTCAAAACGTTGGACGCTGCTTTAGGAGGGCTGGAGAAATTGGCCAGTTTAGCTCTCCCAACTTGGCTGAAAGATAAAATCGGGTTGCTTCCTTCAGCGCAGGGGGCCGGGGGTTCGACACCTACAGCTGGAGCACTTAGGGATGGCGCTGTAAATGTTAATAATAGAAATGAAAATAAAACTACTATCGTAATTGATAACAAAGCAGGGGCTAAAATACGCACCCAAACTGACAAAGGTGCCGTGGATCTTCAGACCTATTCTGGTCAACTTTTACCTATGGGAGGATAAGAAATGAATAACAATGAAGTAGTAAATACCCGAATGATGATGCAACCTTCAAAATCATTGGTGCAATCAGATTGGGGTGATGCGGTAGGTAATGTATATACTTTACCTAATATTTGTAAGGGAGCTGAGTTGGCTGCTGCAGGAACAACGGGAGTGCTGGAAGTTCATCTGATTGAAGATCCAGCTACAAAATGGTATTTAATGCCGTTGACTTCTGGGAACCGAAATGGCGGTATTTTCGATAAGATACGCACTACAAATTCCACTGTGACTTTAAGCGCAGTTACTTGTTTCTCAGTATAAAATTATGCGGTGATATAAACAAATTTTTTTTACAATTATTTAACAGGAGGTTACTATGCCAGTATATACCATTAAGGAAGGTATAAATTTTGATAAGGAAGTTGCATTAACAAGTGGTGTAACATACATGGAACTAAGATCTGAAGCATTGATCAAAGCTTCTTGCAACATAACAAGCAGGACAGTCACTACTACCTCAATCAACTCCCCTTTCGCAGATAAAGGTATTTCAGATAATGAATTATGGCAAGCGGGTTTTCGTGTACAAAGAGGAAGTTATAAAGAAAACATTCTTCCTATGATGAAATATTCAATAAGATGGGCAGCTGATCCAAATACAGTGACTGAAGCTACTTTACTTAATATAGCTTATGATGCCATACTTGATATAGCTCTGGGTATTCATAATAATCAATTATAACTAAGGGTACATAATGGGAATTCCTGCTGGAACAATTAAAATATTTGCAATGTCCATAGCTGGTAATGCAAGTTACCCAACTACTACTAATAATTGTATCAATTTTGATCTGTCAAAATGCAATGCCGCGTGGTGGAGTGCTGTTACTGCTCTGGGGGACATTGTTACATACGATCCTGTAGCAGATCTTGTATTGCCAAGATACATTTGTCCATTGACAAGTACTGTAACAAAAACTGGTTGGGGAACTTTTGACAGCTCAATGACTCCAGCAGGTAAAACTATTTTATTATGTGTAGTACCCGGAGCTGGGGTTGTTAATAATGTCACTGCACATACTAATAGTGGGTGCTATACCTCATATGGTTATGATGTAGCGAGTGGAAATATTCCTGACAAAACGGGGGCTTATACCGGATCAGCAGGCAATCTATCGTACGGTGAAACTGGAGTTATTTGCAAATCAGCATCTTTTAACGGTAATAATTCTCAAGTATCTATGGGGATAATCCCACAGTTAGATAGTGCAGCTGCGCATACTTTTCAATTTTTGTTTAGCCAGAGAGATCTGAGTCAAACAGATATTTTGATGCGTTTGGGTGGTTCATCGAGTTATGTCATGGTGTATACTAACTCAGGTAATTTTATTTTTCTTGTCCAGACAAGCGGAACTGGAGCAAGTGGAAGGTTTGTTTCAAGCACTCAATTAACTGCAAATCAGTTAGAGCTGATGACACTTGTGTTTAAAGGTAACGGTGCTGATAATGCGGCTAAAATGCAAATCTATGTTGGTGCGAGTAGTACACCTGTGCCGTTAACGTTCACAGGAACACTTCCAGCAACACTCCCAATTTTAAATGATTCAGGAGTACGAGCCATAGGATACAATTCCAGTTCGCTTGACGGTTTGATTGATGAGAGTAAATTTTACAGCCGAGGTTTATCAGCGCAAGAACATTTCTTTATGCGTAAAAATTTGCTTGACCACACTAATTTTGCAACGTATACTTCATACACATTATCAACTAAGAGTAACCGATTTCGTTTTGGACAGGGAGAAGGGTTCTAATCATGAGCTGGATAGATAGATATAGAGAAGCTTCATTCAGGAACGTTAAATTTTTTGTTTCTTCCCATGAAAAATCTGGAGGCAGAAGGGGAGTTGTTCATGAATTTCCAAATCAGGATGACCCCACGGTTGAAGATATGGGAAGGAGAGCCCGAAAATTTAACATTGATGCCTATGTCTTAGGGGATGACTATGACTTATTACGCAACGAGCTATTGGAAGCCATAGAACAAAGAGGTGCTGGCACTTTAGTTCACCCTTATTTGGGGACAATGCAAGTGGTCTGTCTGGGGTATAATCTCCGGGAAACCTCCGGAGAGACCAGAGTTGCCCGGTTTGATCTTCAATTTGTACAAACTGCGGAAAAGGTTGCCTCCCCTTCCTCCATAGTAGATACCACTGGGCAAGCCCTAAGAAGTAGAGAGCTGGGGTTGAAGGCTGCCCAAACCGCGTTGATTAATGCCTATAGTTTAGATCAGAAACCATTTAGCATCACTCAAAATGTAGTTAAATCGGTTGAAGCAGCTATTAAAACTATTGAAAAACAAAAAAATATCTCCAGACAACTGACTGAATTTAGTCGCAACCTGATTAATATTCAGGGTAAAATATTAGAATTGGTATACTCAGCGGAAGAGTTGGCTGAAGCATTGGTGGATCTGATAGCCTTTGGAACTGATCTGATCAACATGATTCCGGACACTGCTGAAATTCAATTCGAAGAGGTCATGAATTTATATCAGGAATTATCTGCACAACTCCCGGAACCCAAATCAGTGGATGATCCTTCTATTCTGGTGTTGCATTTAACTCAACAAGCTGCCATTATCTGTGCCGCAGGTCTGGCTGTACAACTGGAATATGATAGTGGGGCAAGCGCAAAACAATTTCAGGATAGAGTATTTGAAGGGTTGGATGCCCTAATTCAAACCACCACTGATGATGATTTATATTCTGCTTTGATAAATTTGCGTAGAGATACTGCCAATGATCTGGATCAACGTGCGGTATCTCTTCCGAATTTAGTGGAATATACCCCAAACTATACCACTACAGTATTAACACTATCCCATCTACTCTATGGCAATATAGACTCTGCTGACGAAATAGCCGCACGCAACGGAGTGCAGCACCCCGGAGTAGTCATGGGAGGGAGAACACTGGAGATATTGCGCAATGTCTGAAATTGTATATGTTACTTTAGATGGTAAAAAATACACTGGGTGGGAAGATATCAGCGTCAAACGTTCTATTGAAGCATTGGCTTCCTCTTTCGATATTTCTGTCACGGATAAAAATTTTGATTTCATATTTAAGCCGGGGATGTCCTGCACTATTTCAGCGGGAGTGGATACCCTATTGACCGGATATGTGAATGTAGTTTCTCCCAGCGTGGATGGGGAAACTCATCAGGTAAAAATTTCAGGCAGATGTAAATCTCAAGATTTAGTGGATTGCTCTGCTATGAACAAACCGGGGCATTGGTCACAACCGATTGGATTGCAAAAACTGATCTATGAGTTGGTCAAACCCTTCGGAATACGGGTGGGAAATGATGCTGGTAATTTAGGGGAGAATGTACGCAATTTTGGGTTGAATTCTGGGGAGTCTCCTTTTGAAGCAATGCAACGTGAGCTCAGCAAAAGATCTTTAATCGTAATTGCTAATGAGGAGGGGGATCTGGTTATAACTCCTGTGGGCAAAGTGCGATCCACAGACAATTTAGTGTACGGTATTAATATTTTAAAAGCATCAGGTAGTTTTAGTGATTCAGACCGTTATTCACTATACGCTGTCAAAGGATCTGCCACATCTGAAGGGGATGGATGGGGAGCAACTAATGTTGAAGTGTACGGTGAAGCAACTGATCCTGCTGTAAATAGGTATAGACCTAAATTAATCTCAGCAGAAGGGCAGGCCAATATAAATTCTGCCAAGATCAGAGCTGCTTGGGAAGCGCAAACAAGAGCGGGCAAATCCGGAGAACTGACGGTGACAGTGCAAGGATGGCGGCAAACCAATGGAAGTCTATGGAAAGAAAATTTAATTGTCAATCTGGACATACTCCCCTTAAGAGTTTCTAAAATGGATATGGTAGTGGGAGAGATTGAATATGCCCAATCTGCTGAAGGGGGTACGCTGTGCACAATGACGCTGCGCAGACCAGAGACATATGAGTATAATCCACCGAAATCAGTGAAAAAACCTAAAAAACCAGTAGTATGGGAATGAATATGGATTTGGCTAGTCAGATACAACGTTTGTTTGTTCCTATTAAAAGGAAGTTATCTCTGCTACTTCAGCGGGCTTTAGTTCAAGCAGTGAATGACAGTAAAAATTTACAATTGATTAAGATTAAGCTGGGCGCAAACGATATTAAAGATATGATGGAAAGAATACAACCCTATGGACTCACTAGTGTTCCTGCGGAAGGTTCCGAAGCATTGGTGGGATTTATTGGGGGCAATCGGGATAATGGAGTGATTATCTGTATTGATGACTCTAAAAACCGGAAAAAAGGGCTTGAAACCGGGGATGTATGCCTTTATAGAGCGGGAGGAGATTACATTCACATGACCACCGAAGGAATAGAAATCTACAGCAACGATAAAGTAGTGGTGAATTCTCCCAGCGTAATCTTGGGAGGAGAGACTTTGCCCGCAACCGCTGGAGTAGTTACCGGAGAATGTATATGCGCGTTCACCGGAGTACCTCACGCGGATAAATCCAGTAAAGTAAAGGCAGGTAAATAATGCCATTGAGTGGAAATATTCTTTCTACAGCTATCAAAGCCCGGTTAGATGCCGAATTGGGGATGGATTTATCAAACTCATATAATAAAGTAAGTGAGTTTGTAGATATTCTAAGCACAGAGATCATCAACCACATCAAGCTAAATGCTGTGGTGTCCAGCTCTGTCGCAGTATTGAGCGTTGCTGGAGTAACTACGGGGCCGGGCATATCAGGGCCGGGAACAGGTACAGCAACCGGAACTATACAATAAAAATAAAGGGGAGTATATATGCCAATGAAACGTGAGCAGGGAACTTGCACCGGAAGAGGTTTTTCAGATACTGATGCCGAAGGGTGGTGCGCTAAATTTAAAGCGTGGGTGGTGAAAACTCCTGCAAATGGTGGGCCGGGGTGGTACATTATTGCAGACAAATCTACTCAACCTGTGGCCAAAAATGTGACTGGAGTGGATACTACTACTGAAGTGATCACCGTACCGGGGCATGGATTCTCACACGGTGAACCTATCCGATTTGCTACTACAGGTACTCAAATATCAGGAATAACTACTGGCACCAAATATTATGCTTGGGTAATTGACGCTGATTCATTTAAAATATGTACTTCTTGGCAAACATGGATGTCGGGAACATTTGTGAATCTCAGCTCTGCAGGTTCAAGTGTCACTGTGATTATGTTTGGGCCTTATATTGTAGTATCCGATAAAGCAAACCCTTCCGGACAAGACAATGCTAAAATTTTAAAGGTGGGGTATGAATCCACTATATCAGGGTATATCACTTGTCAATCCTTTATGAGTAAAGGGGTGGGGAGTAATAGTCACCCAGCCGGAGTGTGGTCAGGTTATTTTACCAAAACGGTGGATGCTGGCCCATTCACTTATGATTTCAGGGGGAACTCCGAATTTTTACTGCTACAAACACGTATTCCAGCGGAAGCCAAATGGTATCGTTTTCTTATAGATGAATGGGCCCCTTTAGTCGAATTTTGTGAAGATGATGCCTTAGTCAACGGAGTAGTAGCCAATGACGTTGCTTATACTGCAGGGGCAGATGTAATATTGACGCTTCAGAACTCCTCCCAAGTTAGCGCATTGACTAAAGGTCAAGGGTACTTCGTTTATTTTGCCGGAGCAGATACCAATGGCAATGAGGTAGTGAAGTGCCACTATGGAGTAATTGATCAAAAAGGAACCGCTGATGGATTGTTGGATACTCAGATCAGATTGGTGAAAGTAGGTGCTTGCAGCGGGACATCTACAGTGATGGCGGGTTCCAGAATTTCCCCTTATTGGCACAGAACGTATACTACAGCGCGCTATGAATCTTCAATTGATAGACAACTTCAGGACTTCAGCTATGCTTATTCATCCACTCAGTACAAAGTGGAACAGCCGTACTATAGCTATTCAGGGGCAGCCAGCTTTGGTGTTATGCATCAACAATCAAGTTATATACGTTCAGAGTCAAAATTGAGTGCTGAAATTGATCTAGTGAATAAACCTGCTCAAGATAATGGATTGTATATAGTTCAAAAACCTGCTATACACGAAGTTCAAACCTCCAATGCAATATATTCAACTAACATCAACCGTGTATGGGGAGAATGCAAAAATCTATTCCTCACTAATCAAACGGGAATGACAGACATGGAGACTGGCAGAACCATCAATGCTAAAGATTATGTGTCAATTGGGGCTGGCATAGATTTATATGAAGGAAGTACTTCCAATATACACGTGCTCATTCAACACACTGAAAGTGAGAGCTGATTTCAATGTCTATTGAGCTTCTCAGGCGTACTCATTCAACCTCATCAGCAGTGGGGGTTTCTGTTCCCCCTCCTGCTCCAGTATTTGATCCAATATACACTACGTATGCCTTGCCCCGGAGAGAGGTGGCATTGGCCTCTGCTGCTAAAACTATTCAAATATTGATTTTTATAATTCCACCCTCATTTACCACTAAAGCAACAATATTTGAGCACAGAGGAATTAATTGGACCCCAAACCCTATTGCGGTACTTCCTCCAGCGCCTTCATTTCAAACCGGAGCCATAGAACTCTACCGATTGGCCATTGCTAAACTACACGATGATGACACTGCACAATTGTTGGTTCGGGGGAACACCTTTTGGGTAGATTTTTATGCTGTGCCTTCCTCTGGTGTCAGGCCATTAAGCGTTAAATTTTATAATAAATCAATTTCTCCCGTAAATGTTTTTGTATGGGATTTCGGGGATGGGTTCACCTCTTCGGAAAAAGAGCCCATTCACACTTATAAGTATAAAGGCAGGTACACGGTAATTTTAACCGTGGGAGATAGTGAACATGGGAGAAAATCTTTAACAAAATTCGAGTATATTGTAGTGGGGGAGCCTATGACTGGAGATATACAATTGACCTATGATCCAGCGAAAGGATATGGTGAAATTGCAGTAGTTGAACGAGACCTGATGCGAGATCCGGGAGTTGAAACAGCTATTTTTATCTGTCTATTCACGGATCAACGCGCAAATACTGATGACCCATTATCTGATAATTCAGGAGATCTTAAAGGCTGGTGGGGTGATGCTTTAAATACTGATGGTAGTTCTGACGGCAGTAAATTATGGCTACTGCTCAGAATGCCATTAACTACTGAGCTAATCAGCCGTATGAATGAAGCTATCAAGGCAGCGCTTCAATGGTTAATTGTGGATAAAATTATGGATAGTGTTTCAGTATCTGTTCAAAAAAGTGGAGCATCAAGCGTTAAAATAGAAATTGGATTGAAACGTGGAAGTGATGAAACTTCATACCGATATTATTATAATTTTAAAGATCAGTTGATTGGAAGGGAGTAAATCATGCCATGGACAAGACCAGCTTTGAATGATATATACCAAAGGATCATTACCGGGATTGAATCAAGGTTGACCGGAGGAGTAGCCATATTGCGCTATGCCGTGTTAAGAATAATGGCCAAGGTGTTCGCTGGAGAAATACACTTAAATTACGGATATAGCGCCTTCATGTCCAAACAATTGTTCATAGATACCTCTGAAAATACCTATCTGGATAGATGGGCATATATGTGGGGGGTGCAACGCAAAACCGGGGCTTTCTCCAGTGGTGAGGCAACTTTTACCGGAGCAAATACCACCGTAATAGCTAAAGGTACTCAGGTACAAACTGCGGAAGGGGTGGTGTATGAGACTATTGCTGAGACCACTATCAGCTCAGGAAGTGCTACCACTACCATACAATGTATTGAAGTTGGTGCTATAGGGAACTTTGTGGGAGGTAATATTCAACTTATTTCTCCCATCGAATTTGTAGACAGTACTGTAGTGGCTGGAGAATTGACTGGCGGTCAGGATATTGAAAGTGATGTAGACTTGCGTAAAAGAATATTACAACGTATTCAGACACCTCCTATGGGGGGAGCCAAACATGATTATGTCCGGTGGGCTTTAGAAGCTACAGATGTTGATGGGGTTTCGTTGGGGTGTGACGGTGCTTGGTGCTTTTCTCCTGAAGATTCACCAGTTGTTAATGGTGGGATAGTTAGGGTTGTTTTTCGGGTAGCTGGAAATAATCCTGTCCCCATGTCTCCAGTTTTTATTGATAATGGCAGCGGGTATGACGGCAGAAATAATCCAAATGGCAATGGAGATATGTATGACTATTTGGCCGAAAGAAAACCAGTCACCGCAGATCTTCAGGTATTTCCGATAGATAAACAGGATGTCGATATGGAGATTGAAATTTTACCCTATACCTCAGCGTTGGCACAGTCTGTTCAAGATAAGCTTCAGGAGCTATTTGACAATGTTGCCGCTCCGGGGAGCACCTTATTAATTGCTCAAATAAGGGATGCGATAATGAGTGCCGGAGTGACTAATTATTCAATATCCAGTATAGATGTTGAAAGTACTCCTCAAGCTATTGGGGATATTATTATGACGGGTTTTCAATACCCGGTTATGGGTACAATTACGATATCTTCAATATAAGGATTATCAACTATGGATTTGAACCCTTTAAATTATATTAAAAAATACGGTGCTGTATCTGTAGTGCGACAAATGGTGGATCTGATGCCTAAAGGAGCAATATGGAATATCCCATACACTCCCTCTTCTTTGTGGGGAGCTCTTCTATATGCTTTCGCTGATGAAGTAGCTATCTGGGAAACTGACATGACCAACCTCTTGATTGAGGCGGTTCCGGGCTTGAGCACTAAATTAATCAGTGATTGGGAAAGGGTGTTGGGGCTTCCTGACGAAACTTATCCAGAAAATCCGACATTAGAGCAGCGCAGAGCTCTTGTTCACGCTAAATACACTGCTAAATATTCTGGATTAAGCATACAATTTTATTTAGATTTAGCCGAAACTTTTGGAGTGACCACCCTCATTATCAATGAGGAGCCCGGAGGTGGTGAACCTTTTCGGGTGGATAAAAATAGAGTAGATAGAACACCTGCTGAAGATATTAATGGCGCCAGATTGAACTCCCTATACTTACTGAATACTTGGACAGCTACTATTTCCAGCGCTGAGGTAAACAAGGATATTTTACATGGTTTATTCTTAAAATACAAACCAGCACACACCACACTGATTTGGATCGAAACATAAGGAGGCAACTATGCACAGAATTGATGGTGATGGATATATTGAAAGTGCCGGCAAACGTTTATTTGCTGATGAAGATCTACCCACGAGATATGCCACTCAGGTAACTCATCAATGGGCCAATGCCGTTCAGGAAGAGTTGGCGCAAGCAGTGGAGTGTTATGATCAGACTTTACGCGCAAGCGGTGCCGCAGAAGCAACGGCAGAGTATAAGGGAGCACTAGTGAATGGGATACTCCCCAGAGGGTATCTATTTGGGTGGCCGGGCATTGTTTATTATGGCACCCCACCTACTGATTACGTCATTTCTCAGGGTACCACCTTGGGTTCTGGTAAAAGCTATTTTGCTAAGGATGCCACAGGGTTGGGGGTGATCAGGGCCAAAATGAATAATGCGTGGTCTAAATCTATTGTCAACTCTTGGGTACTTGGCAGCGGCAATGGTGGGAGAGCATATGCCGTCAGTGCTATCACCGCCAATAAATGGTATGGATTCTTTGTACTGGGGAAAGCTGATGGCACTTTTGATTTTGGATTTGATGATCCAGATCTTGATGGCTATGCTGGAGAAAATCTTTTAGCAGATTCGGGCTTTGATTGGGCGCGCAGAATAGCTTGGGTGCGAGCAAACGCTGACGGGGATGGCTTGGCTTATACTGCGGGCTTGGGGGTATCTCTTTACAAATATTTTAATTTTTTAAGCCCATTAAAAATTTATGACGCTGCGACACCTCCCAGTACCCCTACGGTTATGGCTTTGAATTTACCTTTAAATTGCAGGGGTAAATTTTTAATGGAATTTTACGGAGCTGATACCAGTGATTGGGAAGTGAATTTAAGGACAGCGTATTCAGTAGGTGTTGACCCTATAAGTATCAAAGGAAAAAGTGGCCAGTACAATACATTTACTTTCGAATGCGATGGATTATATTGGGATAGAGTAACAGCAAATGTCCGGGCTAATATTTATTTATTAGGTTGGTATGACGATTTTTCTGACGTAAACTGAAAGGAGAGGATTAAAATGCTTGAAAAAGTATTAATTGCTGTTATTGCCGGGGCTTTCTGCTCAATGCTGACCACCATTATTTCTATTCTGATGGCACCTAAAATTTTTAAAGTTATGATTGCGGAAGCTGTCAAACAGCACACGGATATATGGCATCAGGATTCAATGTATAAGTATGTAGAGACCGCAGTGGGGAAACATGAAGAAAGTTGTTTAGCAAATAATTCAATCGAAGAGATACGCATGGCCGTAATATGGTTAGTTGAAAAGCAAGGGGGAGATATCTACAAAGTCATGCCCAAGCCTAAGAAGTAACAAAATCCAGCCATCAGGGCTGTCTCCAGAGGAGTAGGAAGGATTGCCCCAGTACTTTCTACTCCTTATTTTATATCCTTGAACGAAAGGAAAAGATATGAAAGAGCTCACCACCTTGTACCCCAGAATAATTCCAATAGCAGAAAACATGGTAATTCAATGCGAGCGTGCAGGGGTTCCCATCGTCATATTCTGCACCCGGAGAAATTTTGAGGAGCAGAAAAAAATTTACCCGAATAATCCCACCCGATTTAGTCACCACTTATGGGGAGGGGCTATTGATGTTTATCCAGCGGAGTACCGAACATGGGGGAAAGAATTTCAGAAAAAGTTTGACGGGTGGAAACACTGGAAGAAAGTAAGAGATATTGGGACAGCTTGCGGGTTTGACCCTCCTCAGAAGTTTAATGATTCGGATCAGCCGCACTTTCAAAAATTATTCGGTATGCCTGTGGAGTTAATCAAGACTTATTGGAACAATACTAAGGGGGGAGAGGAAGAAAAGTTGAGGTCAGTATGGCACTATTTGGATGCACACAATAAATAAAAAGGAGATGTCTATGTCAAATGATCCTAAGATAATGACACAAAAAGGTAAAGAAGGGACCATTGATGGTGCTGTAGGAGCCATAGTGGGGATAGCTGCAGCGGCAGTTACCAGTGTAATAATGAGCAAGCTTCCTTCAGAAATTAGGGCTCAAATACCTGCAGCTGAGATCACTTCTATGGTGAGTATGGCCATAGGAGGAGCTGTTGCCGCAGTTACTACCGGAGCCGCACGAATGTGGCGAAACTGGAAAAAACATAGAAAATAGCCACTTTTACCCGGTTAGTACTCACTGCCGGGTTCCCTTCCTTTTGTCAATCTTCCCTTAATAGTAGGTATACCCCTTATAATAATATTATACTTATACTATAATAATATTATAATACCATAGAGCTATAAAGCGGGAAAACTTATTTATCTTTAAAAATTTTACTTTTAATAATAGAAAAAATTTTTAATATTTTATTTAATGGTGGATATTATGGAGCGAAAATGTACTTGAACCTTTTAATTAATTATTTTATAGTTGTAGCGATAATTGTTTTCAATCCATATTATATGGGTTTATCCAATATTGATCATGGGTTGACTTTTTAAAAAAATTATAGTATATTATAAATAGATACACCACATCAACCAAACTTGACACTGGAGTCAAATATGTTTATCAAACACATCACCACCAATAACGCTGTAATTTGTAGTGATCCAGATATTACCGGAGTAAACTGCGGACGTAAGGTTGCGAATGCTTTCACTGATTGTGTTATTTGCACTAAGTGGAATGGAGGGTGTAAAGCTCAGAAGGAAGTTACAATTGAAGTTGTAGTTTCCGAAATAAATAAAAATAATTCTTGATTATCTTCAACTGACAGTAGTATAATTTAAGTATAAAGTAAATCAACCAAACCTGATCAACCAAATCTTTAACACGGGAGAAGTATCATGGCAAACTTAACTCAAAAGTACACCAATCCTTTCGCTGACGTAGAAATCAGCCCTGTTCAAATCGGGGGGCAGGACATTAGTAGTAAAATAGCTGTGCGGGTAAAAGATGATGACGGCAATTGGAGTATCACTCCAGCTATTCTTTCCAGCGACTACAAGTTGATTCAAAATAGCATAGCAAAAGATGTATCTGCGGATATTATGAGCCGTAGTGGATTACAGTGGTCAGAATTGAAAACTTTATGGGATGGTAAGAAGTTCTGCCAGTACCATATCACTAATGATCCGATTGTTGAGATTAATGGTGGTAATGAATCCAGCCATCCTATAAAGGTTGGTTTAATGGTTCGCAACTCTTATGATGGTTCAGGGGTATTCGGTTTGGAGGTTTTTGCTTGTAATGTAGTTTGTGCCAATCAGTATCATGATCGCAATAGGTTCGGGTATTTCGCTATCAGACACGATAATATGAAAGAATTTGAGCTTCAGGATGCACTGCAAAATCTATCTACCGGGGTGCAGAACGTAATTGCAGCAGCTCCTATTTTTAACCGAATGAGAGAAACTCCACTCACGGTTGAGCACCTCATTGAAACTAAAAAGAAAACCACCATACCAAAAAGTATGTGGTGTGACGTGATAGAGCAATTGGCCTTGGAATCCCGTACGGTATTCGGGTTGTACCAAGCCCTGACATTTGTCGCTTCTCACAATGTTCAGGGTTTCAATGCAATCGGAGTTGGTGAAAGCATCAGCAAAGTGCTACTGAAATAAGAAAGCTGCCATTGCACAGGGCGCAAATTCTGTGCTTTCACTTATTTCTATTTCTCTATTTCAAGGAATTTTCTCATGTCACGCAATAGCATCAAATCTCTTTCTTTCTTTTCTGGTGGCAATGCTATCTTCACAGTGAGCAATCCTTCAGGAAAGCACTACACATACCGGATACGAAAACCGGAACCCCAATCACCATTTTTTATCCAGTTGCTAAAAGGGCCAGATAACACCAATGATTTTACTTATTTAGGCGTGTATATGCCTAAAGAGAATAAGGTGCTGCTGACCAGAAATAGCAAGATGAATGAGAACTCCCTACCTGTCAAAGTATTGAAGTGGGCTCTCCAGTGCATAGCTGCTGGTGAAGGTATCCCGGAGGGGTACACTATTCAACATGAAGGTAAATGTTGTAAATGTGGGAGACCATTGACAGTTCCGGAGAGCATCGAAAATGGTATTGGCCCCGAATGTGCTGGAACTCCAAAAAAAAACAGCAAAATAGTATAATATCAGGTGATAATGGTGTCGATGAATTTCAATTTGAACCTGAAGTGCGTGAAGCACTGGAGAAGTTAATGATGAATTTAGAAACTTACGCAAAAAAATTTTCGCATTTGAGAGCTCTTCCTTTATTCTCAGGCAGACCGATCCGGGAGACTCCAATTGATAATGATGACATTACCAATATTAAAATTGAGCTGGGAAGATGTGAGGATGTCTTGGTGTTTATTGACTCCTTAATTTCCGAAATAAATAAAAATAATTCTTGATTATCTTCAACTGACAGTAGTATAATTTAAGTATAAAGTAAATCAACCAAACCTGACACGGGAGACTTAAAATGAACGCTACTACTAAAACAACCACTGATGAAGAAGCATTGATCAACCTTTTGAACGAATGTGATGATGAAGAAATGTTGATCTTAGATGTCAAGAATTATGCTTGGGTAAATGCTTCTGAATTCAAAATCAATAGCAGCAAGAACTAAGGAGAAACCAAAATGAGCACAACAAATTACTTATATTACCGTGGTAGATATTCGGAGCACAATATGGTTTATCGGGTGTCTATTGCTTATGAAAATAAATTATACTATACTATAGGTAAAGGGCTGCGAATTTACAAAAGCAAAATGTGCTGTGGGGAACGTTGGAGCTTAGTTTATTATATGGTAGAGACTCCAGAACTTCTGCAGGAGTTCCAAGAAACCCAATTAAAGTTGAAGTTCCGCCACACTTTAGCAGATCTGAAAAATTGCACTGATTTAAAATTAATGCATGATATTATTGAACGTGTGGCTTTGTGCTCCCGTGCAGAGCCCACGCAAGAGGGTACCCCGGAGGTTGACCGGGGTGCTCTCCCTATTTCCAGCGACAGTGAATCAAAATAAAAAAAAACCAATAAATCAAAGGAGAGTCAGAATGGCAGTGCGCAAATTGAAGAACACAGAACCCGAACAGATCACAGAACTACCCAAAGCAAAGGCCAAAGCAATACCGGAGCCCAAAGAGGAGAAAATGGCCAAGGTGGTTAAGAAGGTGGCGCCAGTGACCAAGCCCACTAAAAAAGCCAAAGATAAAAGCAAAGTGAAAAAAGAGCAGACACCTACGGGGTATACTCAGGATTTATTGTTGCAGCTTAAATTCACTGATGAGCAGATCCATAAAAAAGTTATGGATAAATTTGGAGATATGGGGGCCAAAACCAGCTTCAGTAATGTATCACTGGTAAGATCAGATATTAATCACGGGCTACAGGCTAAAAAGAAAGTGTTGGAGCTGGGTATTGATCTACCCATTCCACGTTACCTCAAAACTGATAAAGGGGTAGTTGGAGTCACCGTGGTGAAACCTGTTAAGAAATCTAAAGCAGCTCCAATGATCAATGATGAAGAGTCTGATGAAGCGTAAACTGAGAAGTCATCAACAAAAAGGGCTGGCATGGGCGTTGAAAGTTCAACACCCTGCTTTGTTCTGGAAAATGCGCCTTGGAAAAACTCTGGTGGTGATTCGGGCGGTGAAAGTCTATCATCAGTGTAAGTTGATATTGGTAGTGGCACCATTTGCTCCATTAGGGGGGTGGATGGAAGAGCTGGAGTTGGAAGGGGAAAAATTTATGTTAATATCTGGCACCAAAGCACAACGTATAAAAAAGCTGGATATTGCTTTGAACTCAAGTACCCGGATATGGTGCTTGATCAATAAAGAAGGGCATAGAGTTCTCCCTGAAATTGCCAACAAAGCGTGGGATGTCGTAGTATTGGATGAATCCCACTTCATTAAGAATCCACCAGCCTCAAAGATGAAACGTAAGATTAAGAAAGCTGCGACAGGTACTCAGATCACCCGATTTTTTATTGACAATTTTAGAAACGTAAAGCATAGATGGTTGTTGACCGGGACACCAGCACCTGAATCTCCTATGGATTACTTTTGTCAGCTATTATTTCTTAATCCTACGCTTTTGAGCACCAGAAACTTCTGGCATTTTAGGATGAAGTACTTTGAAGCTAAAGGGTATGATTGGAAAATTACGCATGAAGGTAAAAAATACTTGACATGGATGCTATCGAAATGTGCTCATTTTCTGACCAGAGATGATGTCAAGATGGGGGGAGTTATTGTCAGGGAGAAACGGTTGATTGAGCTTCCTCCAGTGGTTCGAAAGATCTATAAAACTTTAGAAAAAGAATTTTTATTGGAGACTGCTGGGAAAACTTTATTAAAAACCATGCACGCTGGACAAAAATATCAGTGGCTGAAATCTTTATGTTCAGGATTCTACAATGATCAATATTGTTTCTCACATAAAGTTGACGAATTGTTTTCACTTCTTTCCGGAGAGCTAAAAGGAGAGCAGACAGTAATTTGGTGTCAACGGATTCAAGAAGTAGAATTGATACAGGAACTCATGGATGAGCATAGATACCTTAGCAGGGCTATATGGGGAAAAGTGAAGCCAGTAAATCGGGAAATCTACCGGAGAGAATTTCAATCCAATAAAGTTCAACATTTAGTGGTACAACCGGAGACGATGAAGGAAGGGACCAAATTGACCGCTGCGGGAGCCTTGATATATTTTAATTCTCCTGAAGCTTCCGTGACGCGGGAACAGACCGAATCCAGACATGTCGATGTCGCTGTTCAGGACAATTCTTTGGTTATTGACATTGCGTGCATAAATACTGTTGAGGAGGATATTTTGGAAGCACAGGCGTGGAAAGAAAGTGAATCTGAAATGTTAGCCCGTATTCAAAGGGGTATCCGGAGGAGAAATGAAAAATAATTTTCAAAATCTGGAAGGAGTATACACGGTAGATCCGGGGATGAACACAGCTATGGTGTACTGGGTAGATGGGATGAACTATCCTCCAGTGATTAAGACTTTTGGTTGTACTTCTAAAGCCAAAACAAGGGTGGAAAAAATTTCCGATTTATCTATGAAGTTCTCAAAACAACTGGACACTCATGTAATACCTTTGGAGAAGATCTATATTGAAGGAGTAGAATTTTGGGAACATAATCTCACTTCACGCACTGCAACTGTTCGTGGGGACACTATATTGCTATCATATATAGTTGGAGCGTATATTGAGGTATGCCGCAGTAAAAGTGTTCCTTGTGAGATATTGGAAGCCAGAATGTGGAAAGGTCAAATGGACAAGTCTGCGGTTAAGGCTCGTGTAGATAGAGTGTTCACTACCAACTTTGGGACATCTCATGCGTATGACGCTGTAGGCATAGGATTGTCTTTGATGGGGCTATTATGAACACCACAGTTAAATACAGGCATATTCTTTCCTGTCAGAATTGCTTATTGTGCAAAACTCGCAGATCTGTTGTTTTAGGTAGGGGAACAACGCCAGCACGAATTTTGATAATCGGGGAGACTCCCGGAAGGTCAGAAGATGTTCTGGGTACCCCATTTATGGGGGAGAGCGGGAGACTACTTGACTTTATGCTGAAGAAGGTTGGAGTGGATCCAAAAGAATGTTTCTTCACCAACACAATACTCTGTCACCCCACGGATAGAAAGGGAGGGGAGACAAGACCACCCGCAACGAACGAAGTGGCAGCGTGTATGGAGAATGTGTTATTTTTAGTAGATCAATGCTCAGCAGAGTTGACTATACTGGCGGGAGATCTTCCAAAGAAATATTTTAGCAAATTAATCCCAACAGCAGTTAAAATTAGTCACCCTACACTGCTGTTAAAATCGGGAGGAGCAAAATCACCTTTTTATATCCGAAATTTAAATATTTTGGAGGAAGCTGCAGGAAAAATCAATGGCTAAACTACTACATCCAAAAATGGTGGAGGTATCTTCAATTCAACTTCCTACAGGGTACTTTCCTATGACTGATGGGATCACGCAGTCATTACTGGGGACATGGCAATGTTGTAAACGAAAATTTTTGCTGAATGTTAACCGATGGGAACATAGCAACAGCTATAAATCTACTGGTTATGGTACTTTGGTACACGAAGTATTGGACAAAATATATACCGGGTTCTACGATAAAGATTTCACGTACAAAGATCTTCCTGACGTCATTGAAACAAATTTGAATGAGTTCAAGTTTTCCCCAGTGTTCAGGATCGAAGAGCAGGAGCGCATGAAAGCTATAGGTCAGGCAGTACTGGAGAACTATATTGTCTGGTACAAAAAAGATTTTGTTGAGATGAGGTTCGAAGAGGTTGAGAGCAAATTCGATGTACGGTGGGAAGGTTTCAGGCTCCGGGGTAAAAAAGATGGCAGATTTCGCACCAAAGATAACAGTGTTTGGCACATAGAGCATAAAAACTATGGGCGCATAAATGAAGAGTCAATGGTATTAAAATTGGCGTTTGATCTGCAAAATCTGATGTACCTATTGGCAGATCATGTTGAATTTGATCGTATACTGAAGGGGGTGCTATATAATGTACTCCGGAGACCAGATGTAAAAAAAGCTATGTCAATTCATGAAATTTATAAGTATCTAAAAGATCTTATAAAAAAAGATCCACAACATTATTTCCTCCGGTTTGAAATTCCGTACACCAAAGTGGATTTGACTATATTCAAGGGGGAGTTATTAACGAAATTAACCCAACTTCAAACTGAATGTGAATTAGCCCATGACAGCCCTGAGAATACCCCTAAAATTTTCTATAAAAATGAATTTGCATGTGAGATGCCGTATAAATGCGATTTTTTAAATGCATGTTCATCAGGTCAATTAATAGGATATTGCAAAAAGAGTAAACTATTTAGTGAATTGGAGGATGATGTCAACAACAAAACCAGAGCCGTTGAGCCCAAGTTACCCAGCAGCAGACCAATCCCAAAGAGTGTTAAGACACCGATTGAAAGCAAACGGGTTTATCCAGCGAAACGATAAAGGTGAAATGAAAATAGGTATAAGAGCCATAATCAATAAGGGAGGAAAAACCAATGGCAGTGATAATGAATAAAAAGCCCGCAGCCCCTGCACCAGCTAAACCAATACCACGGGAAACGGCACCACGGGCGGTTGCCCCACGTACCATCGCAACTCCGGGGAACGGATTGAATGCGTTGACTCTTCCAAAAGAGCCCACAAGTACCACTGGAGGTATTGAAACCACTAGCTGGCTAATTTATGGAAAAAAACGTATTGGCAAGTCAAGTTTGGCTGCGCAATTTCCCGGAGCTCTGGTGTTTGCGTTTGAGGCTGCCAGTAATAGGGTAAAAGCTATGCGTGTGGTGTGCGATAGTTGGGATAAATTCCTTGGGTATATTGCATTGATCAAGAAAACTCCCAATCATGGCTATAAAGTGGCAGTGATTGATACTGGGTTTGAGGCATACGGACGTTGTAAAGAATATGTATGCCGTAAAAATGGGGTGGAGTATACCAGTGACGCAAAGGATCACGGAGGTATTTGGGACAAAGTATCAACCGAATTCAGGAAAGCTCAAATTGAGCTCCAATCATTAGGGCTTCAATTGGTAGTAGTATGTCATGAACAATTGGTGGAGCAGGAAACGAGAGCGGGACAGAAGTTTGATATGGTTGCTCCAAAATTGAGCAAACAAGCTGATGACTACTATCGTGCCGCAATCGAAAATGTGATCTATTATCATCATAGAGATCGGCAGCACTGGATCACTCTACGGGGTTCTGACTATGTGTTTGCAGGAGTAGTTGGGGATGAGGATGACCCAGTGTTTATGACTCCGGAGGGGGAGAAAGTGTATGCGGTTTATGCTGGAACCAGCCCACAGGAAGCATTCACCAATCTTCAATTAGCATTTAGTTGTGAACAAAATGAAACCAATTCGGACGAAACATTGAAATATGAAGAGTCTGAAATGGTCAAATCAATGCGTAAAAAAGCCATTATGGCTGCGAAAAATAAAAAATAATAAAAGCCATTCAACAAACAATTAAAGGAGCGAATTATGGCAGACAGCAAAGTAAACTTGTTCAGTGACAGACTTCGGGGCATGCAGAATAAAGCAGCTCAGATTATGGAAGGGTATACACCCGGAGGCATACAGGTTCCTGAATCGGTTTATATCGGTAAAGAACAGTGCGAAATTGGGGAAACTTCAGAGAAAGGGTATTTGAAAATAACACGTCAATTCACTATCTCTGAAGGAGAGTACACTGGATTGAACGCATATGATGGCTTTGTCCTTGAGGGCAATGATTTCGGGCTTCAGAGCGCCAGACGTTGGATTGAGCAGCACGGTTGCCATTGGCCTGAAGATGATCTGGGCAAACTGGAATCCATTGTAAATCGTATCAATGATATTGCCCCCACCGTAAAGTTCCGGGTAAAGTACAAACAGGACAAAAATGATGCTGAAACTAAATGGTGCAACATTTCCGTACTTCAGTTGATCGAAGGGGATCTGGATTTCAGTGACATTCTCAATGGAGATCCTGCTGGGCAAGATTATGCTGCGGTTCAGGAAGCCATGGCTGAAGAGGAAGCTGCTGAGGAAACTGAAGAAACTACTCAGGATGAGTTTGACGGAATGAATCGGAAACAACTCAAAGAGTTTATTGCTTCAAATGATCTTGAAATCAGAGTCACCACCAAGTTCACTGATGATGATATTCGGGCAGCTATTCGTGAGTTGGTAGTTACTGAAGAGGAAGCTGCTGAAGAAGCTGAAGAAGTTGCTGAAGAAGTTGCTGAAGAGACTGTGGACACGGCAGAGCTCCTTGCTTTCTGTGCTTCACAGGATGTTGAAGGAGTAGATGACACTATGACTACTGAAGAAATTGTTCAGGTGATGGTCAACTACGGATTCGATAAAGCAACACTGACTGATGATGAAGTGAATATGTTGGTTGCTTTAGGCCTTCAGGAAAATATTCAGGAACCGGAACCAGTAAAGAAAACCCCGGTCAAAAAAGCTGCTGCACCTGCTCCAGCTAAAAAAGCGCCAGTTGCTCCTCCTAAAAAAGTTGAAGCACCTGCTCCCGTAAAGAAAGCCCCGGTGACTGCACCCGCTAAGAAAGCACCTGCTCCAGCTCCATCAAAAGTGGCTGCTCCAGCGCCTGCTAAAAAAGTGATCAAACGCTAAATAGTTAAAAGTTACTAAACTGAAAGGAGTCAATAATGGCTCCTTTCCTTCTTTCAACTTCCGGATATATCATGACAACATCCATTAAAAACAATTACACTTTAATAGACAAGTTAAGTCAAGCAACATCCAATGAAGCGTATGATATAGAAACTACAGGCAAAGATCCGTACAAAGGGGCCCGCACATTCGCTTATGCTATTTGTGATAATGCAGGTCAGGTTGAAGTACTCAGGTTTGACCACCCAACTAAAACAGAAATTAACAAAGCCAAACATCAGGCTTATTTGAATAATACTAAAATTGCTAAAGTTTGTCATAATTTTCATTTTGAAATGGCAGTGGCGCTGGAAGAGGGTTTCACTATTCCTGATGAAGCTGTCTGGCACGATACTATGCTTTTGAGTCAACTTTGGGATAATTTGGCCGAAAGTCATGCGCTTGATGCCGTGGCAGATAGATTATGTGATGATCCAGTGACACGAAAATATTGGCGTGAAATAGATAAAGAGATTGACCGGGCTAAATCCATATATGGAAATTATCAACTATTTCCTAAATCGTTAATGCATGAGTATCAAACTAATGACGTGGTGAGAACCATGCTGGTTTTTGAAACCTTGTACCCCTTAGTAAAACAAGATGAATTGATGTATCTTGACTACTTAAACGAGATAGAGTTGGTCAAGACCACGATTAAGTTTGAGCGCAGAGGAGTTATGCTGGCAAGGAGTGAAGCAGATAAATTAATGAACTGGATGACTGAAGAGATAAGTCAGGTTGATCGGGATTCTCTCCGGTTGTTAGGAAGGGCCGTGAATTTCAAAAGCCCTATTCAGTTAAGAGATTTATTGTACAAACAATTGAGATTGCCCCTGCAGTTCAAAAGTTCAGGGGCCAGTCTGGGGAAAGTGACTGCGGATAAAGAGGCAATTGAGGCTTTAAGAGAACAAGCACCTGATGAGTATGTAGGATCAATTCTGGATCTTATTTTAAAACAGCGCAGCTACTCCAAAGGCATTGCGATGGTCCAAAGTTATCTGGATGCTTCCAATTCTGATGATATTATTCACCCACACATTAATACCAATAGAGCTCAGACAGGTCGGGAAAGTTCTGAGAACCCAAATATGCAGAATATAAGCAAAGATGCCGCGTTGAAGACAAGGTTTCCTGTCCCAGCTCGAAAATGTTTCAGGGCCAGACCCCATTATGTTCTTTTCCTTGTCGATTATTCGGGGATTGAGATGAGGTTGATAATTGAGCACACCAAAGAACAGGAACTTTTAGAGTTGGTGCACCGCAACGGAGATCCACACGATTTGGCAGCCAGTTTATTCTATGGTAAACTATACACCGATCATATTGCAGCGTGTAAACACATTGCTAGCACTGACAAGGAGTTCAAAAGGAAGTGGCACAAGTTACTTCCAGAACTGGGGATTGAAGGCGCTGTTCAAGCTATGTGGCCAAAGGCCAAAAAGATCTTCCGGAGTGCCGCAAAAAATGCTCAATTTGCCTTAGCATACGGAGCCCGGTTGCCTAAAATAGCTGAAACACTAATGATGTCGATTGAGATGGCCTCACCGGGGTACTATGCATATTGCAAAAGATTTCCGAAAATTGCCGGATTCACTAACAATATGAAGTCTCAAATACAAACCAAGGGCTTTGTGGTGACTTCCTTTGGGAGAAAGTTATATGTGCGAAAAGATAAGCCCTATAGTGCATCAAACTACATTATTCAGGGGACAGCTGCAGGTATTCTTAAACGGGCTCAAATTCGTGTTAGTGAATACCTTAAAGATATGGATATTCACGTGCTGTTACCAATTCATGATGAATTAATTATCGAATACCCCAGATCTTTGCTACCTCAAGCTTCAATTATTTTACCTGAGATTGAAAGACTTATGACCGACATGAGTGAAATACAAGTACCCTTAGCAGTGGAGTGGAAAATGACAACATACACATGGGATAGAGCCAAGGAGTTCAAATATGCGCAGACCGAATAGAGTTGAGTTGTATAAACGAATATGTAAAAAAATAGGGATAAAGCCCACATCACCTTTGGGGTATTTTTCCAGACAGCAAATGATCGAAATTGATCTTTACCTCCAGCGGGTAAAAGCTGAAACTGAAAAACTCACTAAACAAAAGGACGCTGTGCCGCTATGTCAACAAGTAAAGATGGATTGACTATATTCAGCCAATTCGGTTGGAAGGAACACAGCCGAAGTGGTGACCACGTTATGGGGAAATGTCCTTTTTGTACTAAAGAAGGTCACTTTTTCATCAATGCAACTTCAGCCAATAAAACATGGGATTGTAAGAAGTGCGGCAAATCTGGAGGATTTCAAAAATTTCTGGAAGATATAGTTGAGCACTGTTCAAAGCAATTTACCGGAACCGTAGCCAAAGCACTATCCGATAACCGGGGCATATCGGTAGAAACATTCAAAAAAG